CTTGTAGTTATTTAATAGAATATAAATTTCCAGTAAAATGGACTAAAGCGATTATGAAAAGTTGGTAGGGGTAACAATAAAAAGAAGGACATATTATGATTAATTTTGGCAAAAGTGTAAATAAAGTTATTATCCCAGAACTTGCAGAAGATTTAGTTTTTGCAAGTCTACAAGATGCTTATAAAAATTTTTTTGTTGAACAGGATAGTAATTTATTAGAATCATTAGATTATTATTATAATCAGAATTTAGATAAACATTTAGAACAATGGTTTGCTTCAGATAGTTTAAGTCAAGTTCCTCCATTTATTTCAAGTTGTGTTCCTAGATTTGCAAAAGCAAGAATGATGTTATATAAAGAAGCTCCGCAAAGATTAATTGCTGGAGAAATAAATGAGGATTATAATAATTTGACTTTTAAACTAAATAGTAAAACAAGGGAATTTGCAGAACTTAGTTGGTTATTAGGAAAGTGTTGGTTTAAGACAATTTATAACACCAAAAAAGAAAGACTTGAATATGAGATATTGCCTCAAGTACACGAATATTTTATAGAAGGAGAAAGAGAACCTTATGGCTATAGTTATGAAATAGAATCAACAGAAAGAAATAAAAGATTTGTTTTCTGGAGTGAAGATAGAGAAAACGTCAAAGGTATGCATTTTGAATTTGATGATAGAGGACATAGATTCCCGGTTTATGGAAATGAGGACATGATAAATCCCTACGGAATTAATCCTATTACCAAAGTAGATTTTAATTCAAATGCTTATGACGTAACAAGAGCTTCTTTACATATAGCTATGGCTATGACTGAAATAGCCTTAGGTGTTAGGTTTAAACTTGGTCAGCCAGTTTTTATTGGAGTAGAAGAAGGTCAAAGCAAATTAAAATCTGGGGTTGATAACGCTATAATACTTCCCCATGAAGCTAGTTTTAAATATGAATCTCCAGACGCAGACTTAAATGAATTAATAGAAGCTGTTAAATTGATGGCAAATACTACTGCTGAAAATCATCAACTAAGAATAAGGTGGGGTGAGTCTATTGGAAATGCTCCAAGTGGAGAAGCTTTAAAAATATTAGAAATTGAAAACCTAGAATCAAGAAAAAGCGACGAAAGTTTATTTAGAGAATGGGAATTAGAACGCTATAATGTCGATAAAGTTATTTTAGAGACTCATAATAAAGTTATACTATCAGATGATTATATCGTAGATTTTGGCGAAGTAAGTTATCCTATGTCTGCTAAAGAGGAAAGAGAGTGGCTTGATTGGAAACTTTCAAAAGGAATAATGTCTCAAAAAGAGTTGCTTTTGTATTTTAATCCAGATATGAGTGAAATAGAAATAGAAGATAAATTAAATAAAATAAGTGAAGAAAAAAGAACTCAAGCTGAACTAGAAAAACCTCAATCTGAATTTCAAAGACTTCTTAGTTAATAGTGGACAATGTAGACAAAGCTGTTAATTCTTTTTTAACAGAGATTAATACTTTAGAACAAGCTTTTGAAAAAGATATTAATAAACTTGTTGTTAAATTAAAAAAAATGAGCGATTCAGAGCTTATTGACGCGACGACTCAATTAAACTTTTTTCAAGAGCTTGTAGATAGAGGTTATGGAGATGCTTTAGGTTCATTTCAAGATGATTATACTACTCTTTTAACATCTACAATAGCAGAAGCAAAAAGAAGAGGTATCCCAAGCTTAGCTGGGGCTTCCATAGAGGGGCTAGAAACGCTTAGAACTATGGACTTTGAAAGGTTACTAGGTAGGGCAAGAAATTACTCAGAAACCTTAAAATATAAACTTTTTCGTGGAATCTATGCTGGGGAAAGTATTTCAAACATAAAAAAAGGTTTAATGGAAACAAAACTTTTAAATAGAGAATTAAATTTAATTGCTCATGATGGATTAAGAATATTTGACGATATGTCTAGGTCTAAGCTTTATGAAAAAGAAAACGTAAGATGGGTTTATGTCGGCCCCCAAGATAGCGTTACAAGAGACGCTTGTATTTCTACAAAAGAAAATGAGCCAACAGAAGGATATACAGCAAAAGAAGTTTCTTCAACTGATACACCTTTTGGTATTAGAGGAGGTTTTAATTGTAGGCATAGTTGGCAAATAAAAGGATTTGATTAAAAGTTTGGTTTTTCCGGAATATTTATTAAAAATGATAAAAGAATTTATTAAAAATAATAAATTTTTCAGTATTTTTACTGAAATTTCCGGAATTATACTATAACGCGGTACATTTTATCCCATAAAAGTTTGGTTTTTCCGGAATATTCCGGAATTTCAAATCGGGAAATCGGGATAAATCCCAATTATGAATAAACCGCTTAGAGATTAGAGATTAGAGATTAGAGATTATGAAAGAAAAACTTGAAAATATAGTTAAACATAAAAAAAGTAAATGGTTGGAGCTAGGTGGAAAATTAGCAACGACTATTGTAACTGATGCTGACAAAGGAATAAGTCAAGATAAAGATGGTAAAAAATTTCCGTCTTATAAAAACCCAAAATATAAAAAATTAAAAAAGGAAGGGAAGCTTATAAAGGGCGTTGGGATTAGTCGGCAAGTAAACCCTCCAAATTTAAGATTAACAGGCGAAATGCTAGGTTCTATACACCCTAAAAACGCAACAACTGATAGTGTAGAAATAATTTATAGATCTGGAAAAAAGGTTAGGGGAAATGCAAACCCTGTAACAAAAAAACCTTTTTCTAAGAAAAGAAATATCTGGGGACTTAATGATAAAAACTGGGGGCATGCTACAAATTTTATAAAAAAAGAAATTAACGGTAAAATAAAAAAATTTAATAAAAAAAAGATAGTTTTAGATATTAAGCTATGATTTTTTATTATTACTATGTATATTTTTAACAAATAAAAGAGGGCAGTATGTCTGAAGAAACCAATCTGCAGAAAGCAGAAACACCACAAAAGCCTTATAAAGAG